CAGCGACCTAATAAGGCCTCTCCTGACGGAACTATGCCCCTCGAGCGACTTTGGCGTCGCCAGAGATGGGAGTTCGCTCACTCAGTGAGCTCACTCAAACGCAACCTGCCTTCGGGTTGCCGTCGCCACAGTCCTTCTATGCAGTCGTCGTGGGCCACGACTGCTACCTCTACCCCCTCCCCTACCCCTGAGGATTATGTAAAGTTTGTCCGGCAAACTATCCTCAGACTCTTTCCGTACGGCTGGGATTCTCGATACGAAGAGTATGTCCATACCTTCGTACCCCAGGCGTCTTCCCGTTATTGTAAGTCCCGAGCAGACCAGCTGCTTGCGGCTAATGGCGGGGAGAAAGAGTTCCGACGGAATTGCCTTGCTGGGCGCGGTTTCGAGACCGGTCCTTTGAAGGCGCGTTATAAGGAGGTGTTGAGTGCTGGGAAAGTTCGTCCTTTGACCATATTTGAGTCTCGGAATGATCTTCTCGGCCCTCTACACAAGACGATCTATGATCATCTTTCAAGGTATCCTTGGCTCCTTAGGGGTTCTCCGTCGGAGGGTAAAGTGTCATCTGTCCTGGTCCACGAATGGCAGACATCCGTGGATCTAGTGGCGGCTACCGATAACTTGTCTATATTGGTAGCGTCGACGATACTCGAGTGCCTTCTTTCGAAGGCGGCGACAGTTCCTGGCGCGATTAGGCTTCTGGCCGTAAACGCCTTAACTCCACTGGTTGATGTGGAGGGAGGAACGCTCGAGGTCACGAACGGACAGATGATGGGGAGCTACCTCTCCTTTCCCCTTCTTTGCTTGCAGTCGTATCTGGCCGCCCTCTGGGCAACCAGAGGCCGGGACGCAAGCATCCTCGTCAATGGAGATGATACTCTAATCTCCACTGACGGACCTGTTAGTTCAGAGAGTTACCCTCCGGGATTCTTGTTGAATGACAAGAAAACTATCAGATCTAAGGGAGTAGCTGAGATCAACTCGACATGCTTCCTTAAGGACGGAAAGGGCAGATGGAGGCTGGTACGCCATCTGCGGAGAGGTAGTGCCTGCGCCGATTTTCCTGGCATGTTGCATCTCGCAGCAGCATGCAGGACCGAAGTTCGATGGACCGATGCTTTGGTACGGTCCCGAATCGGTGCAAGCTGGGGTCTTACGCCCCTCCAGTTAGGACTTCATCCGTTGTCCTATCCCGCTTTTCAAAGAATGCGGGAGCTCCGTAGGAAGAGGTGGGATACACCTCTCCCGTCAGG